GTAAATCGCCGTGGAATCAAAGAGCACGTCATTGCGTGACGTGTCCGGGTATTCCTTCTTGTTGACGATCTCCGCCTTGCGGGGCAAACAAAAGTCCGCGATGTCCTGCCACATGGTGTCCCAGACCTTGCGGTTGGACAGCAGGTCCTGGTGGCGGGTGAGCACATACTCCCCCAGCCGGACAAGATCAGCCTTTTGTTCCATGTCTTTCGACTAATCCTTAACCGAGAAGCGAGCGCGGTCCGGTGGCCGGATTGAAGTAGCCGCCGGTTTCGCCGGCCAGAAGCGTCTTGGCTTGGCCTTGGCGTTTCTGCTGCTGCATGCGGTTGCTGGTCTGGGCCTCGGCGGCCTCGACGCGGTTGGGACCGCTGGCCGGCGGCGGAGGAGGAGCAGGAGCCGGTGGCGGCGGAGGAGGAGGAGGAAGCGGAGCCGGGGCCGGCATGGCAGGCATCTTCGGCATCGGCGGTGGCGGGGGTGGCGGTGGCGGAGGAGGAGGTGTGGGCATGGCCGGCATCGGCTGCGGGCGTGGCGCGGGACGTGAGCCACCGCCAAACATGCCGCCGTAATTGCGACACGTCAGATCGAGGCGTGAGCGAGTGTAGAATCTCATGGTCGTTGAATGATTTGTTGGAATCTTTGAATCGGAAAAAAGAGCATGCGGTCATGCTTGCGCCTTTCCCATGCAGCGAGAGGTAGCGCGTACGGCATCCAGCGCAACACTTTTTCGACTAATCCCGCCCAATTTTCAAATGTGGGGTTTCGCGTGGCATAGGCATAAATGTACCAGCAATCGCAATCTTCGCGGTCGAAGACCACGGCAGGGTTGCGGATATCGTCCGGGTCCGCGGTGCTCTCGACGGGGCGGCCCATAAGGAATTCCTCCGGGGTGGAGAAGACATAACCGTGGAGCAGGTGCAGTTGCAGGTCCTGCTGGAAGGTGCGCGGACTGTCCGCATCGTAGAGTTCGTAGACCAGTTGGGCGGGTGGTTTCATGGTTAGATTTGTCACAATTGTTGGCATGTTTTGGTTACATGTTTACGGCGTGGTACATATTGAAAGAATTTGTGCCACGTATTCCTTTCACCGGCGCACCACGATGTTGTCGCGGAATCCGGTGCGGACAATGACCGGATCACGGCGGGCCGGTCCGCCCATGGGCAGCATGCCGGCCACCTCGGCCTCGGCCAGCATGCGGAGCGCATCGCTCGGGTGGCTCGACCAATCATGCACCGGCTCATTGTTGGTGAGGCCCGTGGCGCTGACCGGCTTGTAGTGATAGGCGGCCAAGGCATCGAGGCCGTGTTCACAGAAAGGCAGCCTAAAGGTAAAGCGTGGGAGCAGCTGTCGCAGGCGGTTGATCCCCACCCAGATATCGTTGCACCTTGGCACCACGCGGATGTTGGTGAGGCCGGCGGACTGCAATTCGTTGGCAAAGGTTCGCCCGGACGTGTTGGTGGTCATGCCATCGTGAGGCAGGATGTGCATGCCAAAGGGATACTGCTTGCCCAGCATATGCGCCACGCGGTGGACAGGACTCATGTCCAAGTTCATGTCGAGATCGATGACGCGGATCTCTTCGTTGATGATCTGGAAATACCAGCACACCGTGTTGACCGGAGAGCCGAGATCCCAGCTGGTGTGGACCAAGGCATTGTGATCGTAAGGCCGCGGGGCAATTGCACCTTCGCTTCGCAGGCGGTCGATCATGTCCGCGTAGATAGCTCCCTCGACGGGGGCCTTGAAACATTCCTCCACGGTCGAAGGGAATTCGCGGTAGATAAATAGCCCGAGGTTCTTCTCCTGCCGGTCATACCACAGCCTTTGCCCTGGCGTGAGCTTGTGCTTGATCTCCTCCTCGAGAGACGCGAGGTAGCGTTGATTGATGGCGCTGATCGTGTCCGCGGGACCGTCGAGCGTGTACGTGGGATCTCGCCACCAAGGAAAGAATACAACGCGCCAATCGGCCTCGGTCTTTTCCTTGTCCGGTGTTTCCATGGCGGACTTGACCAAGTTCCAGAGGTGCCCTCCCCTGCCCCCTTTCCATGTCGTTTCCACCACAATGCTCCCGTGCTCGGCGCTGGGAATGGCTCCGGTGAGAATTTCTTCGGACCTCTTGGGATCATCGGCCTGGATGACGCCCCACTCGGATAGGTGCAGCCAATTGTTCGTACCACCGCGGGCGCGTAGGCCGGCGAACAGGCTCGAGGCCGCGTCCCCATTCCACGTGATTTCGATCACGCTTCCGCTGTCTCGCAGATACTTGATGCCACCGCGGAGAGCCGGCGGGAGATTGTCGAAGGCGACCTTCACAATGGTGGCGAGCTTGCGCTCCGCATCGGCCATGGACTGATCGACAATCGAGCACTGGCTGCCCGCATTCCACAGGATCTGATCGGCCAAGAGGATATCGATGCCGGTGCTCATGCCCAACCGGCGGGCCTTGAGTATAATTAACCTTCGGCACCTTTCCTTTAATAGCAACTCGAAGACCCTCTGCTGCTCCGGGCGCGGACGGAATTTGATCAGACGGCCATCGGTTGGCCGCTTGATCTTGTACAGGTTGTTGAGCCTCCAAAGAGGATCAGACAGGTTCTTTTGGATCTCCTCCACGAATCTGTGAAACCAGCTGGGTCAGCGTATCACTCGCGCCGTGCTCGATCTTGTCGGGTTCGGCAAGGCCCAGCAGTTTGACCAAAGAGTTGTTGGCGTTGATCGCGGCGGAGTATTGCTTGTCTTGAGACGAGAGTTGTAACAGCAATTCGTAGCGTGCCTTGGCCTTGGCAATCTCCAGATCTCGGTCCTTGGCGTTGGTTTCGCGGATGCGTTTGTTGGCCTCGGCTACGTAACGTGCCGCCGTGGATTCACATACGCCAAAGCCATTTTCACAACTTTCCACAACTTCAGAGTAAGGTAATCCGCGGACAATCCACTTCACCACCGCCCGGATGCGCTGTTCCAATTCCACCTGGCTGGTCTTGTCACCACGCGGACGCGGGGCCGGCGTTTCCACCGGCTCCTCATTCAACATGTGCGTGATGTCCGCGATGTCCACAGGATCAGAAGGGGATGTCATCGTCCTCCGCGGTTGAAGCTGCGGGGGCGGGTTTGGGGGCCGGCGTGGATTTGGTTTGGAGGTGACGCCAATTGCCAATGATCGGGCCTTTTTCTCCGCGTTCGCGGGCTTCCTTGCTGATGTCCTGGACAATGTATCCATCATCACCGTATTCGCCGGGGCCGTTCTTGTTATCGAAGAACACGCCGTTGAGGTAGGTGCCTTTCTCGCCTTTGTAGAGCAGGTCCTTAACGATCTTGGTTACGTCTATTTTGTATTTGATCATAAATCAGTTTCCTATTTCCGCTTTCGACTAATCCTTGTAAAGAGTTCTCTGTGCGTATGGACCCAAAAAACCGCCGCGCCTGCGGTGCCCACGTCCGCCGGCGTGACCGCGTTGTCGCTGCACGTGCCCAGGGGAGCCATGGTTTGCAGGGCATTCATCACCTCCGCGGGGTCCATGCCGTTTTGCTCGATGTAGGATTCAAGGCTGTTCATCGTCATCGATAGGCACCGGAAAACTGATCCGGGTTTCAATGTACAACCTCGCAAAGGTATCCATGGTTTTCTCGATTTCTGGGTCGGGCACCACAGCATGCTTGGCGGTCAATTGCGTGAATTCGTTGTGCAACATGCCCAGCAACTTAACCGCATCTCGGAGCCGTTCAGCATAGAACACGGCGGCCTTTTCGTAAGGGCAACTCATAGCATTTATTTGTTGGCCAGCATTTGCTTCGCCGCGGCCCAAGTGGCCATTTGCTGCCACAATTCCGGCCAATTACTGGCCGCATGAATAATGTCCCGATTGCGGACCTCATACATGTCGGCCTTGGTTTCAAAAGTTGAGCCGTCAGATCGGCTTCGTGTTGCGCCACGCTTAAAAAGCTGCCCTCGCCCCGAAAGCAATGCTTTGGGTAACCATCCGCACACCGTTAGCTCTTCTTTTCGCGTATTGTAGCTTGTAAAAATAAACGCGCTGGCATTGAGGCGCATTTGCGAAGCTACAATGTTGTTCACGTAATCCACACCAACGTCCACCGTGCGACCCATTGCCTTGATATCGATGTTTTGCCCAAACAAAAAAAAGTCGGTCCCTCCATCGTGGCCTTCATTCTGAACCATGAAAGGTTGACCAATGGCCAAATGCGCCATGTTTTGAGCAATGACGCCCACCAGCTGCTGTTCCGGCGTGCCATCGCTGCCATCGCGCCGGCTGCCCAGATTGCAACCTTGCAAAAAGGACCGGCTGGCCTCGATCACAAACGATGGAACCATGACAGAAAACATAGCTGTGCCTTTAGGCCGCAATGACCTCCTCCATCTTGGCAATCTTGGCGCGGATCTCGCGGGCCTTTTCGCGGCCTTCGGCATTCCACTCGGTTTCCCACGGGCAATTGCCTTTGGCCTGCCTCCACCGCTTGTCCATCTTCATTCGCTCCAGTTCGCCCTGTAGGGCCGCTTTCTTTTCTTTGGCCTCCCAGACACTCAAGGGTTTAGTCGAAAGCGTGGCGGTGCCATTCCGCGCAAATGCGGTGCCATTGCGGTTCTCATTGGCTTTCCATCTCTCGCCAAATGCCTTGAGCGCGTTGCGCCAATTGCGGAAGGGCTGTCCGTCCTTGCCGGTCCACTCCCCGTCCGGGCTGATTGGTCGGGCCTCACATTCGTGAAAGAATATTTCAGCCAGCCTTGGTTCGACGCCCATCATGCTCGCGGCGGTCTGCACCTCCTCGAGGCTTGGGCTTTGTATTACATTAGATTTCCTTACATTACCTTTCCTTACATTAGGTAGAGCGTGGGCTGTAGCCTGTGCTGTAGCGTCAGCTGTAGCGTGTGCTTGAGCGTTTGCTTTTTTGGCTTTGCCGCCGCGGCTGCCGCGGTCGCGCATGTTCTTCGCAAACTCCTCGGTTTTAGTGGGATAGTGAAAGACGAGCAGATCGTCCCCAATCCAGTTCCACAGCATGGTCTGCTTGTTGACCTCCTCCAAGGTCACGCCGGCCACCTGCTGCCATTGCCTATCTTTCCAATCGCGGCAGGCGCGGATGATGCCGCTGTTCTCCTGGTCCGCGCAAAAGGCCAGCAGGCAGAGCCACGTGGCGCGGTCCACCGGATCGGCCCCCAGAAAGTCTGGGGACCGGAGCACGGCGATTTCGATGTTGAGATGTTTCATTTGAGTAAGTCTTTGAGTTCGATTTCGAGGCGGGCATCCCCGCTCCGGGCCTTGGTTATGATGAGTTGATCAATGAGGGCGTCATCCTCGAGCCAGCCGGCGGGGACCAAGCAGTCCAAGACCCCCTTGGCCAGATTGTCCACGTCCGGCCTCACGCCATGGGTTTTCTCGAGCGGCCTTGCCTTCACGGGTGCGAACCAAAAGCGGATCGTCACCAGCACCGGCCAATCGACGGGTTTGCGTGGCGCATGCCGGCGGAGTTCCGCGGTGAGCTTGTCCTTGGCGTCCTGCACCCGTTTCTTGGTGTAGAACATGACCCTGCCCCCGCGGACCATGACCCCCTTTTGCTGGGCGGTCACGGTGTCCGGCTGTCCTTGGATGACGGCCTTAATCATGCTGCGACTCCGCGGTAAACGGCCAACGCACGGGCATGGGCCTCGCGCCGGCTGGCATGTTTCCATCCGGTCCGCTGGATGATGCCGCTGCGGAGCGCGGCCATGAACCGCGCCCCCATGGCATTGGCCTTGGGCGGATTACCCACCCAAGCGCGAACATCTTCCGCGGTGAATTCCGCCCCGCTGCGGGCCATGGACACGATGAGACTGTCGGCCTCGTCCTTCCATTGCTCCGGTGTCGCTTCGTTAACCAGCGCCATGCCTTGGTCGCGTAGTTCGGTGCCGGTCATGGCTTAACCTCCTTGACCTTTAAGTCGCGCTTAACCGAAACCGATACCGTGGTGACAAAGGAACTTACCACTTCGCAGATTTCGTAGGTCCACCCGAACGTATTGTCATAGTCCGATGGGTCCTCCTTCTCGTTCTGCTCCTTGATAAACTTCTCCGCTTCCGCCCTGGTGCGAAACCGTGCGTCGATCTCGCCTTCATGTCGGTCGCCTTGATCCGTATAGACAACGAGAAACTTGCTCATATCTGGGCCTCCTTGGCCGCGGCATTAAGCGTGTCGCTGGTTGTGCGGCGGTGTTCCAGTTCAGCCATAAACTCGGCCACCATGTGGTCGCCGGTCATGCGGTCGGTCAGCGTGTTGATCCATTCCAGCGCCCACACCAAATCGAGCGTGGCTTGGCCGTGCGCGACAAGTGCCAAAACGAGCGGATTGGGTTCGCTCATAGCAAACCCTCCGCCTGTTTCTGCATCCACGCCGGCAGCCCGATGACCGTGATCTCCTCGGTAAATCCGGGCCACTGATTCTTCTCGGTGCATTCGCGCACCGCGGCCAGGTCGCGCTGGTATTCCATGCGGCCCAGATCGATGGCGTCTTGCGAGAGCGAGTAAACCGCGGTCGCATGCGGGGCCTCTTTCTCGACCACGATGAAAACGAAGTCAGACTTGTCGATCCCCACCAACCGGCACAAGTCGATGTAGTAGGCCGCCTGCACGTGGTAGCGGAATTTGCCAAGGCTCCGCTCAAATTCCTGCGGGTCCGCGGACGCCGAGGTCTTCAAGTCGGGTATGACACTTCCGCCCACCAGAGCGTCGAGACGCGCCTTGCGGATCGTCCCGTGCTCATCCTCCGCGAAGAGACACTGCTCGGTCTTCGCGTTGTGCAAGATGCGCTTGGCCATGGGATGCGCCCAAACGGAGCGCACCATCCCGTGGATCTGGTCCGCCTCGTCCTGGGTGATGATCGGCGCGGTCTGCTCCGCTTTCCACGCCTTGCCCTCTTTCGTTGTGAAGAGCATGCCCTCGGGTTTGACCACGTACGCGCCGGCCATGGTGTCCGGCTCGAGCACGGCCCGATGGACCAAGCTGCCGAGACGCATGGCGGGCGTCTGCACGTTTTCGACTAACCCATCTCGACGGGCCTTGTAATGCGCCGGCGTGCGGGGCGGACAAATCCAATCCAAGTCGGACTTGCTGATTCCTTCGGCTCGGCGGTAGGCCGCCTCGGCCATGGTGAGTACTCCGGTTTCCATTAGAGCAATTCCTCCTGTTTGATTTGGTTGGAGAGCACCGCGATGTCTTGAACCAGATCCACAATGGATTCCGGCTCGGCATCGGGAAGCACCAGGTTGCTGGCCACTTCGCGTCCGCGGGCCTGTTTGATCGGCTGGTAGTCGCTGACCTCTTCGCTAATACCCACGCCACGGAGCGCGTCCGGGAAGGCATCGCGCAGGGCGAAGCTACGGGCACGCATCTGCAACATCCGCTTGGGGTACGCGGTCCATGGACCGTCTTTGCCCCACAGCTTGGCACGTCTGGCGTCATCCTCCGAAAACGTCCGCAAAGTTAGCTTGGGCGTCTTGTCCTCCCGGCGAATAAATCGCCAGACCTTGCAAACCGCCGTGTTGGTTTCGGCTACGTGCGTTTCTTCGATGCCACCCCACAACTGGTGAGCCATGGCCAAGGCCAGCGCCCCATCGCCAAACAGCGAAGGCCGGCCCTTGATCACCGCGATGGTTTGCAGAGCCTGCATCGGCGGAAGGCCGATCTCGAGGCCGCATTGAATCGCCACCATCACCTGCTCCGGTGTCTGGAAGCTGGACGGAGCCAGACCGGAATTGACGATAGCGCGGCAAAAACGCGCCATCTCGTCCATGCTTCGCAGTTGAACCCCGCTCGCACTGAACGCAACTTCGACGCGCTTGTTCTCTTCTTTGACGGCCAGTTCGCTCATCCGCGCACCCCTTTCTCGACCAGGATTTCCTCCAAGCGCGTGGGATTGCTGGCCCACGCCACCAGCCGGCGGAAGGTCACCGTCTCGTAGACCGCGCCCCTCACCCTCGGGAGCGGGGGAAGGTTGACCTTCTGCACCACCGGACGCCACGCCTGGAAGCGGGCGAATTCCAGTTTGCACTTCTTTGCGGTCCGGTCCGCCTCGTTGTAGCGGGCCAGATGTTTCGGGTTCTGCCGGTCCTCGAAGTAGAGGCTCGGATACTGCAACGCCAATCCCTCCAGATGTCTGGAAAAGAGTTGCGTCTGTGTTTCTTCTGTGTTCATTTTTCACTTGGTTCTAATCGTGTCATTGGCCGGTCACCGGGGGACGCTCCGGTGGCCGGTTTTGTTTGGATTGCGCGTCCCTAAAGTTTTGTGCGGCGGTTTTCTTCACGGCGCAGCAGCCAGCGGTGCCAGCGGTGTTGGTCTTCGCATTCGTCGTACCCGCGGCAAAATCCCACCGCGTAAGCACCCATCACGGCGCAAATGGCCATGAAGGTCAGCATGCTGATGATGTAGTAGTCCATATGGGTTCCTATTGTTTGTTGAGCCAGCGGCGGCGTCTGCGAGATACCGCGCTGATAAATGTCATAGGCCGGTCATGCACATCGATACCGCGGGCCTTGAGCCACTCGTAGATCTCGAGGTAGCTGAAATGTTTGGCCCGGAGTTCGTTAACCGCGGGCATCCACGATTCGATCACGCGCCGTTGGCCCTTGCCCTTGACGTTGCGCGGCAAAGTGCCACGCGCTTCTTCGAGCAGCTGGTCGGTGCTCATTTCGCGGCCAGCTGGGTGATGAGCAACTCGCGGATGAGCGCGGACAAACTCATGTCCTGCTTGAACGCGAAACGCTGGGCTTTCTTGAGCAGATCCGGTGGCAATGAGATGCCCGTGGGCCGGACTTTTTGCGAGGTGGGTTTCCTGCGGTTGGCCATATCGAAGCGCCAACTCTTGCCAAACCTTTAACAAGGTTCAAGCGAAAAGATGGGCAGAATACCCCATGCCGAAAACTTGTTAACTTTTGGTATTGTGCGAAGGTAAACCCGCTATGAATCCCAAAAAACCCAAGCATCTAAAGAGTGTCCACGCCGGCATTTCGATGGAACCCGCGCTGACCAAACGCGCCAAGGCCCAAGCCAAGGCCCAAGGCTTTAGCTCGCTATCCGCTTACGTGCGGTTCGTTCTCACCAAGGCCCTCAATGACGCGGCTGACGCGGCGGAGATAAAAGGCAAGAAGCACCAAGCAGCTGCCAAAGGCAAACTGCCCCCACGCAAGTAGTATCGATAACTTATTCACGCCCCCACATTATTGGCGGGGGTCGGACATCGGCAGTCCTATGTGTGAGTTACTTTTTCTGGGCCGCCGCTTTCTTGCGGGCATTCAGCCGGCACCGCCGGCGCGTCTTCGAGGCATACCGCTCATTGGTCGCGTAGTACTCCCGCTTCCGCTTGTTCTCCTTGTCCCGAAAGCCCCGCTCTCCCTCGTAGCGTTCGCGGTATCTCTCCCTCATGTATTCTTTGCGCTGATCGGGATCGGCGTAAGGCATAGTCGAAAGATACCCCGCGCCAAGGAAGTTGAAAGAGGCAAATGTGTGCTAACTTGCTGGGCTAACTGGAGGGCTTTTTGCCCGTTCTACAGAGAAAGAGGCGAGGGTCGGAATCGAACCGACGCTCGGGGCCAGCCCTTCTGTTACAGAGTAAAACGCTCGAAAATTTACCACATTAACCAGTATTGCATGTACAAATTGCTGTGCTAACTTTTGACCCATGGCCTCGCTGACCACCATGCCCAACTCTCCTTTCTGGCTGGCCCGGATGCGCGTGTGGATTGCGGCACCGGATCACCCCCAGGGCGGGTTCTGGCGTCAGACCATACGCTCCACCAAGTTGCCACTCAAGACCGCCCGCCGGACCGCCCAGCGCGTGGCGGACGAGATGGAAGCGGTAGGCCGAGAGCTACGCTCCGAGACGCCGGACAGCGTGTGGGCGCAATCGCGCTTGGATGCCCTGCTACGGGCCGCCGGCATGTCCGCGGCCAGACGCCGCTCGACGTGGGAAAAGGCCGCCCAAGGCTATTTGGCAGCCAAGACGGCCAAGACTCGCAGCATGGAGAGCTACCGGAAGCACGTGGCGCATTTCGCAGACTTCCTCGGTCAACGCACCCGCCATGACCTCCGGTCCATAACGCCAGAGGATATAAGCGAGTTCTACCACGCCATGATCAAGCGCGGCCTGTCCACCAATACCGCCCAGCAAGTCACCAAGACCATCCGGGCCGTCTTCACCCGCGCCATGCATTTGCGAAACATCGAGGCCAACCCCGCGGCCCTCTTCCGCATGAGCGCGGACGCCACGCCCTCGGGACGCAAAGCATTCAACCAGGGCGAGATTGCGGCCATCCTCAAAGTCGCCCAGGGCGAATGGCGCACCTGCATTTTGTTCGGCCTCTACTTTGGGATGCGCCTCGGGGACGCCCGCCGGCGGTCCTACGAGGAGATCGAGGACGGCAACCTCCGGTTCCTGCCCGAGAAAAAATCCCGCCTCGGCAAGGTGGTCACCGTCCCGCTCATGGGTGAGCTACAGACGCTTCGCGGCAAGGGCCTCATCACCCCCACCCTCGCGGCCATGGAGCACGGCACCGCGAGCAAACACTTCTCCCAGCTGCTCGACCGCGCCGGCATCGTCCGCGTGAAAACCACCAAGCGTGGCGAAGGCCGCGGCCTTACCGACAAGACATTCCACTCATGGCGTCACACCACCAATTCCCTGCTGGCCGAGGCCGGCATTGATCAGCGCGTCCGCCAGCTGATCTGCGACCACGATTCGGTCCGCGTCAGCAACCGCTACACGGCGGTATCAATTGATACCATGGCCAAGGCCCTCACCAAGGCCATCAAGCTGCCCAGTTGACGTT